CGGATTGTCATATAATTTGAATACCTTAGCTGAAAAGGACCTTATTACTATGAGTTTTCTACCAACCTTTGATAATTATGCACCTGAATTAGATTATGTAGCTGGAATATTAGCTCATAAGGGTAATAATGTGGAGGTTGTTGAACAAATATATAATAGGAAACGTATATTAAAAGAGATTGAGGAGGTTTTTCCTTCACATCTTGGAGTTTCCAGTGAACTTCTGGCGTTTGCAAAACGTACAGACCTTGGTCGGACTGCAGATGTACTTGATTTTCTTAGACGTTGGGGAAAGGCATCTGATATGTGGACCTTTGGTTTTGATTTTTATAAATTATATATGCTGATGTTAGCTGTACCATTTTTTATAGAGTCTGATTTTTATAAATTTTATCACAATGACCAGATGAGGATTTTACGTGGACTTTTACATGTGGACCCCCGTCAACGGTCAACAGTTGACGACCTGTTGACCGAATTATATAGTTTACGGATGGCTATTCAGTAAATTCGGAAAATGAAATTGTTTATTCTAAATTTAGAATTTAGAATTTAGAATTTCAAAATTGAGTGTAGTTATAAATTCAAAGTACCGTTTGTCCTCTTCGGTCTTTAGTGGGAAAAGAACTATCGAATCTGACATAAACCCACCTGTAAATTTAATTGTCTGAATTTGGGAAAATTTATTTTCGAAATTCATATGAAATTCAGAATTCTGGTTAACTAGGTAAACAGTCCGAATTTTAAATTTTAGAAGAATTTTACCGAATTCTTCTGGTGAATTAGATAAGTCTACATCACCTATATATATTGTGTCTGTATAGTTAAAGAATAGCATAATGCTATTGCTGAATTATACTATATGAAATTCAAATTTGCTCGACAATTAGGTCTAAACAATGTGCACTATTATATAATAATGGATACAGAAGAATTACAGAAATTGCTTCATAATATTTTTCTAAAATCACCACCTAACTTATTCGATGAATTTCTTCTTGAGGTCCAGAAATGGTATGAGCAACCTGCACATACGTTGACTGAAATGCGTGCACGGAATAATAAGAAAATTCGTGGGGATATTTTTGAGGAATTCTGTGTACTCTATTTGAAATTTGTGCGTAAATACACAACTGTATGGCTCTTATGCGATGTACCTGATGACGTCTTAGAATCACTGAAGATGAAACGACAAGATATGGGAATTGATATAATTGTTGCTGACGGAGACAAATACTATGCCGTACAATGTAAGTATAAAAAGCGGGGTTTGGCAAAAAGTGTACTTTCGTGGACAGCACTGTCAACGTTTTATGCAATGTGTTTACGGACTGGACCGTGGTCTAAATATATTATTATGACGAATTGTGACTATACACGGCATCAGGGAGGTAAAACAGACAAGGATTTATCAATTTGCTTAAAGACCTTTCAAAATTTAGAAAAAACGGATTGGATAAAGATGTGCAACTTGACTGGGTCCACTTTATCCAACTTTCCTTTTACTAATAATTTATTAGTTAGTAAACCTAGTTCAGAATTAACTAGAGAAGAGTTAAGAGAATTACGTATATCTTATTATGGGAAAAATATGATTGGTTGAATTTAAGGCTGAATTGGAAGAATTTACTTTTGAAATCATGATTTTCAGAAGTAAATTCACATAAGTTGTTACCAACCGCATGTCAGTGGCCTTGGCTCTGGCGGTAGCTCAATATCCATAAGCTTATACGTGTAGGTAAGAATCCATGTAACACCACGCTTAAGAAACTCAAGGTCACTATCAATCTGATATTTATTGCGAAGCTTTCGAAGATTGGCATTACTCATCTGGTCCACGTAACGATTCCACTTCTGCATGGATTGAACTGGTAGGAGCTCATTGAGCTCATTCTTATAGATTGTAAGGTCATCAATGGTCTGTGCATAGACCTGATTTAGGTCCTGCTGTTGCTTTGCGCTAAGCTTTGCATAATTCTTATCCTTGGGCTCTAGACGATTGCATGCAAGCTGATGCTTACACTTGTCAAGAAGTGTCTCATTTGTCTTAATGGTCTGCTTTAGCCGATTAATAGTATCATTGGTATGCACAAGGTCGGAGTCCCATGAAGTGTTCTTATCTGAGTAATAGTTAAAATTCCAACCAGAGGCCTTGTCTCTTAGAATATCATGAACCGTGCTATCAAATCTGCTGTCAGGAATAGTGCTATTTACGTGGTCATTGAAGCTATGGTTATCCAAATAGTCCATTTTGCTGTTCTCTTCTCTTGCTATTATCTTATTAGGACAACGGTCTTTCAATTTTTAATATTTTATCAAATTCGTTGATAAAATGTTAAGCATAATAAGTATGAGACGTTAGTATTAATCATTATTAGAAATACGTCTATTCTTTCTTGTAATTCTGCGTCCACCTTTCAATTTTCGGCTTATACCAGTTTTTTTCTTACCACCTTGTTTTAGAGGGAGTTTCTTGGTACGATTCACACAGAAAAAACCGCAAAAATCATCATAATTCAGGTCATCGCCATAATTACGCGAAGCCTGCTTGGGATTGAAAATTTTACGCTTAAGAGCATCAAAATTCTTTACTGGGTTTGAACCATCCTTATGTGACCAGGTCCCATCAGGATTCTGACGATACCAATGATAATCTGTACCCTTGTCTACAACTAAAGCAACCTTACTGAAACCCTCAGGACATTTTTTATAAAAGTTACTTTCGACAAAATCTGGTCCTAAATCTGATTTTGTAAGGGTTTTTACAACAGGACATGTACGTAAACCTTCCTTTCTCATGGCTCCACGCTTTCCTGATGCAGCACCTGGTTGTTCAAAATTAACACTACAATTAGTCTTTGATTTACACTGTGCCACCAATTCAGGGTCAATCTTATTTCCACGCAAGGCGTATGAAAAACAATTGTTTGTTTCTAAATACGCATATGATTTATTCAAAATATTCGGTATATATTTTGGTTCATAACCATTTACTGGAGCAGGAGTGCACTTTTGATGATTCTTACAAAATAGACTACCTTTGACTGCATACTTTTCACAAGGTATATCATTGCCAGAATTAGCAGGACATTGGCACTTTGCCTTTTCCTCAGTGTCTGCCATTTATCCTACTTACTTATTGACTATATTTTTTTAACTGGACTTGATATAGATTCTGGATATGAAATTTGATTTTTTTGTGGGCTTTTGAATAAGGCGATTGATGGATTATTTGTGAGGTCAGGTATAACTGTTGGCGGTTTCTCTTCACTTTTTCCATTGTATTCATCCGAAATTTGTTTATTTTGTATTTTCTCAATTGTATGCACAAAAAGACTGAACTGATTCTGATGGGTTGGCTTTATACGATGGGGTGGATTGTGTGGAAATCCATTTATACCAGAATAGCGTCCACTTAATTGTAAATAGTACCAACCTTCACTTTGTAATTTTTCATATGTTGCATGTAATCCAAAGTATTTTTTCTCAAATCTGAAAATAGTGACAAAATTATGTAAACAAGTTACAGATAGACTTAGTATCCAGGTTGCCCAATATAAACCAACTGAAGATGGTGACGTCGGGGATTGAATCGAAAGTAAGGCCGGAACTGCTACCGAACCAAGAGAGATAAATGAACGTGTAAAATGGTGAAAAAAATCTATATACCGTATCCTTTTTTCATAGATATTCAGTAGATTCAAGTACCGTAGTTCAAGAATGCGTATCTGTACAGGAGTTAATCCTGGTAAAGCTCTGAATAAACGCGTCAACTCAACATTTTGAGTTTTGATAGGTGTTACTGATTTATTATCTAAATCAATTAGATTGTCTGGTTCTGCTGTAAAATCGACAATTGATATTACTGTATCTTTACCAGGTGAATCATCCATTGGTTTGGGTTTTAACGATTCGTTATCTTCCTCATCTTTGTAGAGATTGTCATTTATAGTTATTGCTATTGAATCATCATTTGGTTTTTCAGGAGATTTTTCATATACTGTATTTATCATCTTGCATATTACGTAGTTATAAAATTGAAGCCGAAAACATTTACTATTATATTTTAAAATGAACAATCGTATATCTGATGTACAGTTGAATGCTTGGCCACTATGCTTTCATAGTACGCTTCTTGAGTCGGAAATCGGACAACGTGAGTGTAGCGATGGAATCTATGTTTCATCCCATTATTTCAGACACTTTAATCGAACTGATTCAGATGAAATTGTTATATTGAAGCTTACTAATGATGGTGTAAGCGCTTATGCTACGATTAGTGGCGTTCATTCTGAGGATAATGATAGCATATTGATGCCTAGCTGGCTATGTCAATTTCTTGAAGTTGAATGCGGTAATTCTGTTTTAGTCGAAATCTTTACGGAGTCACGTATGGGTCTGAAGATTCGCATTCAGGCACATACTTCTGAGTACACGACACTAGATGACCCAGTAGCAGCCATACGCGATGCCTTTGAACATTATACAACACTGGTTTCAGGTATGACGATTCCTTTGTATGTAAATGGTTCAAATCTACTGGTAAATATTATTGATACGTTTAATATGAACCCAATTTGTATCAGAGGAAGTGAGCTTGCAGTAGAAATTGACAGGCCACTAGATATGCCTGAGGAGCCAATTGCTTCTATGGCACCTTTGCCATCTGTTGATTTTGATGAATTACCCATGGTACCTGTTACTAATCGCTTTCCTGGGACTGGTTATACTCTGGGTCGTCGCTGAACTCAATTTCGGTATAATTAAAAAAATAGATTTATAAAGGTAGAACATGGAGAATTACAGTCTCCAATATATTAGTGATATTCATTTGGAAAAATCTATAGTACCTTTTTCGGTTCTATTAAAACCTGTAGCGTTGGACCTTGCATTGTGTGGTGATATTGGCGACCCCTATAGCCAAGTGTATGAAGATTTTTTACGCTGGTGCTCAAGACAATGGAAACGGGTCTTTGTTCTTTCGGGAAACCACGAGTACTTTTTAGAAAGACCTGATGTCCATAAAACTGTGGACCTAGTCGATTTACAGATTGATTCGGTGTGTAAGAAGGTTGGGTCCAATGTACATTTTTTACAAAAGGATGTATTTTATATTGAGCAATATAAGATTGCGATTTTAGGCGCCACCTTGTGGACTGCACCTGATTTACGTATTTGGGATAGACTAGTACCAGGATTCATTGGCGACCCCGGTTTGCGTGGTGAATATAACGCGATGTTTAAATTGGATGAAAATACCAATCTTATGCGACCTTATCATCCTATTGATATTACCAGTTTACATCTGGACCATAAGTACTTTCTTAGTAAAATGCTTGGCCCTTTTGATTCTGAATTACATGCCGGCTACAGGGTTATTGTTTTGACACATCATGTACCTACATATGCACTCAATGACCAAGAATTTGCACAGCATCCCTTACGTAGCTGTTATGCTAATTCTTTAGACAACTTAATAAAGGAACCTGTTGTTGCCTGGCTCTGCGGTCATAGTCATAAACCAATGACGGCACGATTTGATTCAGGTGCACTTGTTTCTTTGAATCCACTGGGTTATGTAGGTGAAAGTAGGTCTGCTTTTTCATCTACGGCGCATATTGTTGTCTATAGGGAAAATATTGCCGTAAGAAAGGACTAAATTTGAATTTAGATTTTGGCTTAAGAATTGATATAAAATATGTCAAATTTTACATGTCGCATTCAATATACGTCGGGTCTCTTTGTAGACCTCTTTGAAAAGACAGTTGGTGTTCATTTTGTCAAACCCTGTGCACCAATTCTGGTTCTAAATGGTAACATTGGCTACCCAGGTAAGGTACAGACGCGTGACTTTCTTAGATATTGTAGTCGGTCCTGGGATACAGTCTTCTATATTCCTGGAACACATGAATTGGGAACTAAGGGTTTAGATAACGTTGGCTTCATGCGCCATACAGTCGGCGGACTGGAAAATGTGTTTGTTCTACATAATGAGGCTATGTTACATAGAAAAAGCGATACACTCTTTCTTGGAACTCACGACGACGAAGATTGGGTTCACACTTGGTGTAAGAATATAAGTCCAGTCGATAGCAATTCAGTTAAGGTTGCTGTGCTTTCTTTTAAACCGCCTACAAATTACGAACACATCACGCGTCCCAGTACATGGATATTTGGTAACCAAATTGGAGGAAAACAGACTGTTTATAAAAACGGTCTATTAACTGCTTATAACGGGCGTGGTCGTATAGACGGTACGAACGATTTTACTGGTGATAAGGGCTGGAGTCGTTCTGCACACTTGAACATAACGCAACTAGTTTAACTTCACATACCGTGTCAAACACCTAACTTCGGTACTTGCTTTATAATTTTATTTTTTGATTTCAAGTAATTGTTTGAAGGCTTTCCAAACTTTTAAGTTTACGTTTATTGACTTCGTTCATAATTTCCACGTGATAAAGCTTATCATAATATTCTATGGATTTTCTGAAATTAACTTGGGGTACAAACGCTACCTTACGTTTTCTTCTAATATGCGACATTAGAACAGGAGCTGATTCACCGGTAATTGTAATTAGAAAGATTGTTAATACGGCTGCAGAACGTTGCATACCAGCCGCACAATGAATTAGAATATTTTTACCCTGATTATATTCATGCGTAACCTTGTATGCAATCTCAGGTGACCAAAGCGTCATATTATTAATCTCAGCGGGTTCCAAGTTGTCATCAACTGGTACACGATAACGTTTAGCGTCTATACCTTCTGCAAAATCAAGGTCCTTAGTACAGTTAAAAATAACTGTTATATTTTTCTCTTTTAGCCATTTTGTATCCCAAGCGGCAAATCGATTACCTAACCAGACTCGGGGTATGATTTCATTGGCATTTTGCATGTATATGTCTTACCTATAATAATATAGTAAAATTGACATGTGTTCTAATAACGCAGAAACTTGTGATAAAATGCTAACACGCCACTTTTATGAACTTGATGAAGTTTGTTATGGGTTGCTTAATTGTCTTCGGTTTCAGAAAAAGGAAGAAGCCGTATTTTGGGGACGTGAACTTATATTGAGTTGTGAATATGAGGAACTTACTAAGACTATGGTTCAAGGCTGGATTACTTACCTTGGAGTTTTGCGTATTGACTGGTTAGATGCTTGGTTTCAGACGACGGTTAGTGATAATGATAAATTGTCATTAATTGCTGAGTTTTGTGCCATTGATAGAGGAACTAAAAAGAAGATGTCGGTGTGCGCATTGACATTTTGGATTGCGGGTCGTGGTCTTTGTCCTGATGCTTCAGAGGAACGAATCACTCAAGCTCTGCAGGAAAATGACCCCATCAGTTTATACTGGTTTCTGGGGTTGGACTACGATAAGAAACCTACTTCTGTATTAGAACTAGTGAAGACTTACGTAGATGAACCGTCAATCTTTGATTCACTCTGTTTGGCGATTTCCATGAAACAGTCTATTCATATGCGGGTCTTGCTATCGGTGTGTGCAGTTCAGCTTCTTTGTATGGAGTCATATCCTGAGAAGCTGTATATTACGGATGCCAGCCGATTACTAGTATCGGAGCTCCTTGGTAAGTGGACTATTGGTCGTCGGTCAAGTCGTCTATACAGTATTGTCGCCTTGCCTCTAGGTTACAAGCGTGTTCTTGCATCAACCTTGTGTTGTTCTGCCCTTCAACTCATTGACAAGGGAACTACCTTTTGGCAAACTGTAAAGGCGCAGGTTGTTGATGATGATAGTCTGGAATCTATGTTTGAAACATACTTTCCAGATGACTGCCCTGACGAATGGTCCTTGATTGATAGAGCTAAAAGTCATCCTAACAAACTGGATGTGTATAAGATACAGATTCATCCTGAATTTCGCATGAAAAAAGTGTTTTCTTCTGTATGTGTGATTAGACAGCCTTGGTTTAGCGCCTTAAATCTACTGTTCAAGGCATGTAGGGTTCCTGATAACTGACTTGATAAGCTCCTCCTTGATAAGGTCAGTACGATACTTCTTGACGGCCTTAATGTGTTTTGGCCATAAACTAACTATATCCAAAATATACATAGGAGCCCAGTGATTTTCACTATCTACAAAGGCTCCTGTAGTTTGGTCTAGCTGTAGCCGATATGAATAAGACAGATAACCAGAACGCTCAGTTGATGCACAGAGTACATAGATATCAAGAACTATATAAGTGTCCTTCTTCGCGATGTACAAAATGTCAAACTTACCTCTCATAGACTTCTTGACAACTTTCTTCAGGGCCTTTTCTAGCGAATGAGAGTTATTTTCAAAGTCGTTACAAGTTAGATACATTGCGGTTTTCTTGTCTTATGTTTTTTGATGTGTCAGATTTCAATTTTGCTGTTGCTGTTGCTGTCGCCGGCGCTTGTAATATTCTTTCTGAATTTCGTGTAATTTATAGAAACTGGCGTTTAATAAAAGAACAACGTCTTGAAAGATAGACGCTTCGCTGCGCCAATATTCTCTGGCTAAATGTTCAGTTTGCTTATAATACCAATAATCTGATGCTAGCTTTTTCCAACATGCGATTAAATAATGTTTGGGTTCGATTTCGTTCCATAAACGGAATCGCTGATAACTGATTAAGAAAGAGTCAAATTCTAGGGCCAAGGGAACTTCAAAGTCTTCTAGGAGAGTTTCCATAGTCTCAATAAAAAATTCGCCACGTGTGTCGTCGTTGAGCATGTAAGATTCGGTGGCCTTCATTTGTAAATAGTTGTGGTTGATTTTTAGAAGAAGATGGTGTCTGAATTTATTTTCACGATAAAGCGCAAGAATTGCGGGTACTGGCCTTCCCTTCTTTCCACAGTAAGCAACAACCTCTCTATATAAGTGAATCAGTTCACCTATGCTGAATGGTGTATTAGTATAAGGATTGTGAGGGACTTTCACATGGGGAATAGAGGCTACTTGTCCCTCCAGACAGGTCTTGGCAGTTTTCAGCAGAACATGGCCGGAAAAAATATAGCGCGTACGGTTTTTTATAGACGTGATGGTAATTTGTTCTTCTGGCTTTATCGGCTCCCCTGTTACAAGGTCTGATTCAGCGCCAATCAGACGGTTTTGACTTTTTTTATCGAGCCAGTTACGTACAATACGTTTAAATTGCCATCGCAACCATTGATTGTAATAGAACATCTGGTCCATTTCTTTGTAGATGGCCTGTTTTGTTTTAAGGTATTGAGGTTGCTTGAACTTGAAGGTTGACTTTGGGTAACTGAAAAATGGACCGGTTAAATCGTGGTAACCTAGAATAATTTGCCAATCAAAAAAACTACCAGTTCTATTACAGATTTGATGATACGCATAAAATTCGTCTGGAGTTTGGGTCTTTTGGGGGAGTATAATCTTAATATGTGCCGGTTTGGGCGTTGGTTTTGAAAAACATACTTGTTGCTCTTTTTCTTTATTGAAGACCTTGTAATGGACGCGTGCGTTGACATAATAGGGATTTACATCTTGGAATAAATCTATCATTTCATTGATTTGTTCTTTTGGCTCTTTTATAACTTTTGGTTCTTCCTGTGATTTTATAAGTTTCTTATTGCTTTTTGTTTTCTTAGATTTGATTACTTTACGACGTTTAGGTGTGGATGAACTTAAAGAATACGATTGGCCTAATGAAAATGTGTGACGTTTTTTTGATTGTATAGGTTCTTCACTAATTAATAAATCTATTTCGCTTGATTCTGAGCGTATTATGTCTTGATTATGAGACATACTTATCTACATAGTGTCTATAAATATGTTTTAAGCGCTATAACAATCATCATAAATATTATTAATATGGTAAAATATCACAATTTTATAATCTATTAAATATTAGGGCAAGAATAAATTATATTAAATGATTAAATTTAATAAAAAAAATAATAACAAAAAATTATTTGTTATTTTTATTATTCTTTCTATTATATTTTTTTTCATATATAGATATTTTATAAGTCCCGGTACTGTAAATGAAGGTTTTAGCTTAATGTCTAGAATTTCAAATGTTTTTAATACTTCTTCTAGGACCATTAGTAATGCAACTACCGTAGCTAGTCAGACAGTTATTGCAGATGCAAGTTCAGCTGTAAATGCCGCCGCCGCCGCAGCTGCAAATGCCGCCGCAGTAGCAGCTGCAAACGCTGCTTCAAGTGCACTTACAGCGGCCAAAAACGCATCTGCTGCCGCCAGTAAAGCAGCAACCACAAATAGTCCTGCAGATATTCTTGCTGCATCAACTGCTGCCTCAATTGCAAATATTGCAGCAACAAATGCTTCAGCAGCCGCCGCCGCCGCCATACAAGCTAAAACCGCTTTACAAGCCATTCAAAACAGTACAAATACAGTTAATTCTATAAATACAGCAAATACTAATAATAGTAATACCAATTCAAATACCAGTTCAAATACCAATTCAAATACCAATTCAAATACCAATTCAAATACCAGTTCAAATACCAATTCAAATACCAATTCAAATACCAATTCAAATACCAATTCAAATACCAATTCAAATACCAATTCAAATACCAACCGAAAAAATTTATTGCTACCTGGACCACCATCAAACGTTAATGTAAGTTTAAATGGTACATCATGTACTCTTTCGTGGTCTGCTCCTACTATTAATCCAGATAGTGTGACTGGATATAAAATAACATATTCCACATTTATTATTACGACAACAAATACCAATACCAGTAAAGTTATTACTGGATTACTAAATGGTACTACTTATGTATTTCAAGTCAATGCTAAAAGTAATGCAGGGTTTTCTACTCCTGTTCTATCAACACCTATTACTACTGTTGGAGCCCCTGCTGTAGTCCCTGCTGGAGTCCCTGCTGGAGTCCCTGCTAGTTTAGCCTTTGGAACCGCTGGAGCCTATGGTGGTTCACCCTCTGGAGCCCCTGCTGGAGTCCCTGCTGGAGTCCCTGCTGGAGTCCCTGCTAGTTTAGCCTTTGGAACCGCTGGAGCCTATGGTGGTTCACCCTCTGGAGCCCCTGTTGGAGTCTCACCTTCTGGACCTTCCCCATCTGGAGCTTCCCCTTCTGGAGCTTTCCAATCTGGAGCCTCACCATCTGGAGCCTCACCTTCTGGACCTTCCCCATCTGGACCCTCACCCTCTGGAGTCTTACCTTCTGGACCTTCCCCTTCTGGAGCCTCACCTTCTGGACCTTCCCCTTCTGGAGCCTCACCTTCTGGACCTTCACCTTCTGGACCTTCACCTTCTGGAGCTTCACCTTCTGGAGCTTCCCCTTCTGGTTCATCAGCTCAAACACAGGTACCCGAATGCAGACAAACTCCTACTGGTAGTGTGCAAATTACAGCAACCTCCATACCAGGCGGATTCACTCTTACATGGGAGGACCCACCCTATGACCCCAATACAGCACAAAGAGGTGCTAATACTAATCCACCGGCTTATGAATTGATAATTTATGACATAGATAATGATAAAATATTTACGTATCAAGGTAATATAATCCAAACCTTTACACAGGCTAAGAATGAAGGTCCTAATGCAGTAGCATCAACTTACCATACTCAAACTAGAACTATATCTGATATAAATGATTGGGTTCTAGATGAATCTAAGAAACATTATATACCTATGTACACCTCTAGTGACACTTTTCACATAACTATTTTATATAGGTCAAACAATGGAACGAATCTACAGTTTGGAAATGGTGACTTGATATTTAATTGCGCAGGACTTCCATTAAGGCCAAGACCATCCGATAGAGAATCGACTGGGGAATCTACAATAATGCGACCTGTAAAAGGTGATAGATTAGCTATTCATGCTAATATAGATAGTTTTGGTGACTCATTTAGACTTAGAATGAATCTAGGCGTTGAATCTTTAATAACTATTCGAACACCCTTTATAAAGAATAGACAAATATGCTTTTCTAGTATTTCAGATTTATCAGCATATCAATTCTTAGTAGATTTGAATTATACACTAACGGAATTTTCAGGATTAAATACAGGTGTAAAACGTCCTTCTTTGAAATTAAAACAAGCGTATCAACAATACCTTAGAGCAGGTGGAGCTATAATTTTTGTAGGACCATTATCTGATTATAGTATTTTGACAGAGCTTGGTGCTGGAACTATAACAGATAATACTAACACAAATTTTACTGCGGACATTTATACTCCTACTTCTATTCTTCGTGATAGATTAGTTACTTTTAAGCAAAAATTTCAACTAGTTGATAATGTAGCAAAACAATATCGTATGGATGGTACGTTTTGGTATGGTTATGGTGGTACTCCACTTAAATTCACGCAATGTGATAAAGGTGAGACGATTTTTAATGAAAATAACTCAGCTTGGATATGGCCTAAGGGCTCCTTATCAGGTGCACCGAATGCTTGTGTAATCATATATCTTAACGCTTACTCGTTCTGGTGGGGAACAAATGCTGGCGGTTTGGGTAATGCAATAGTGCCGTTACAAAGTAATCAATTATTAGACAATGCATTTTATGCAAATCTAGCAAAAATGTTAGATACGCTTTAATAAAATTACTATAACATCCCATACCAAAGTTGATAAATCCCAATAATGGGAATTATCAACTTTGATAAAAACTTATTTGTGATAACTTAAGTATTTGTTATCACTAATGTTTTATATACACACTTTAAACTAATAATATAATAGGGTTACAGTGTTCAATGAAAAACATTTTTAAAATTAATACAAAATATAAAAAAATAATAATATTTTGTATTTCAATTATATTATTCATAATATTTTTTCTAACTTCTAGATATTTTGTAAACCCCGGTAATATTGTTGAAGGTTTTGAATTTTTTTCAAACGTTTCCAGTGTTATTTCAAGTGCAAAAACCGCTGTTTCTAATACAGCTAACACTGTAGTTAAAGACGTTAAAGCTGACATTGCTACAGCTACTGGCGCCGCTAAAAAACTAAGTTCTAATGTGAATAATCCATCTGTTACTGATACTATAATTGCAACGAAAGCCGCATCGGATGCTGCAACTGCCGTCGCGAAGAGCGCCGCCACAGCTGCAGCCAGCAACCTTTCAAATGCAGTTGCAAATAGCGCCGCAGCTATTGCTGCTCAAGCTGCAGCCACTGCTGCAGCTAATACTGCTGAAATTATTAAATCTGCCGGCATTAATGATGTGAATGTAGCTATAAATGCTACAGCAAATGCTACAAATGCTGCAGCTTCAGCAGCCAAAAATGCTCTTGATGCGCTTAGTACTTCAGTAAATAGTTTAAGTGCTACTCGAAAAGCAACACTAGTAGCTGGACCACCAACAAATATTAAGGCTATAGTAAACGGTAATTCATGTACCCTTTCTTGGACAGCCCCTACATACAATTCAGACACTATATCAGGATACCGTGTATCCTATTTATCTAATAAACTTACAACTACAGACACAAATATTACTATTACTGGATTGCAATACAACACAACATACGTATTTCAGATTAACTCTATTAATAGCGCTGGTCAATCATTGCCAGCTATTTCTGGTTTAGTTTCCATAAATGAGGAACCTGCTGGTTCACCTGCTGGTTCACCTGCTGGTTCACCTGCTGGTTCACCTGCTGGTCCATCTATTTCAAAAAATCGTATGGCAAATCTTTTACCAGGTGCACCAACCAATGTTAGTGCTATTGTAAACGGTACAACATGTACAATTTCTTGGACTGCTCCAATAATCAACGCAGATACACTAACTGGCTACAATATAACTTATTTAGATAAATCAATAAAAACTACAGATACAAACAATAGTATCACTATTAACGGGCTAAAATATAACACTAACTATGTGTTTTCTGTAAAGTCGATAAATACTGCTGGAAATTCTAGTGCAACTTTATCAAATTTAGTTTTGACAGAAAAAGCACCTTGACCTGGACCTTAACTCTATTTACAATTTTAGTAACGTCTCATACCGAAGTTAAGTACTCACCAGCTGGTGAGTACTTAACTTCGGTATGATAGTAACCATGTCAAACACTTAAGTTAAGAACACACTGAAGGGTGTTCTTAACTTAAGTATTTGACGGTACATATAATTTATTTCACTCCTTTTAAAGAGTGACGTCTAATACTAAAGTTATCTATAGTTGTATACTTAGCTTTTGTATTGTATTAAAAATCTCAAATTTAAATTTTTTTTATTTTTAAAACTTATCACTATTAGGGAAGATAAAATATTAATACATGTTAAAATTAAATATTAAAAACAATAATCTAAAATTATTGTTTATCTTAATTATTTTTTCTATCATAATTTTTACAATAAATGTACATTTTACAAATCCCGGTAGAATAAATGAAGGATTTGGATTGTTTTCTGGATTTTCAACTGCAGTTGCAGATGCTAATGCAGCAGCAGCGAGAGCATTTGCTGCTGCCACTGCAGCTATAAATGCAGCAAATACTGCTATAAGTGCTACCACAAATACAGTCTCTAGTACATCATCAAGTCTTATTAATTCCGTCGTTTTAAATACAAATACTAGTATCACAAATACTATTAATAATTCTCCAAATACCAATTCAAATACTAACCGAACAAATTCGTTATTACCTGGACCACCATCAAACATTAATGTAAGTTTAAATGGTACATCTTGTACTCTTTCGTGGTCTGCTCCTACTGTTAATTCAGATAGTGTGACTGGATATAAAATAACGTATTCTACATTTTCTATTATTACAAAAAATACTGATACTAGTATAATTATTAATGGATTACTTTATGGTACTAGTTATGTATTCCAAGTCAATGCCAAGAATAATGTAGGGTTTTCTACTCCTGCTCTATCAACACTTATAACTACTGCTGGAGCCCCTGCTGGAGCCTCACCCTCTGGAGTCTTACCTTCTGGAGCCTCACCTTCTGGACCTTCCCCACCTGGAGCCTCACCTTCTGGAGCCTCACCTTCTGGAGCCTCACCTTCTGGACCTTCCCCTTCTGGAGCCTCTGCTGGAGCCTCTACTGGAGCCTCTGCTAGAGCCCCTACTAGTGGTACTAGTTTAAGCAGTAGACGGTTTGCAATGGCTTATAGCGCTATCTCACCTGCTAGAGCCTTACCTAGTGGAGCCTCACCTTCTGGAGCCTTACCTAGTGGAGCCTCACCTAGTGGAGCCTTACCTAGTGGAGCATCACCTTCTGGAGCCTTACCTTCTGGAGCCTTACCTAGTGGAGCCTTACCTAGTGGAGCCTCACCTAGTGGAGCCTCACCTAGTGGAGCCTTACCTAGTGGAGCATCACCTTCTGGAGCCTCACCTTCTGGAGCCTCACCTTCTGGAGCCTTACTTAAAGGAGCCTCACCTAGTGGAGACTTACCTAGTGGAGCCTCACC